TGACGATGATCTCTTGCATGGAGAGACGGAGGAATGCGTCCGTCCTGTAGTTGTCTTCGCTGGATCCGGGATTCATGTTGCCGATTGGGGAATGAGACTCATTTACACCCCATATCGGCAACCCACGTAGAAAGTGTTTGAATCGAATGTTTATAATGAACAACACAATCACACCCCCTCCAACAACACCCCCTCGAATGATCTTTCTAATAAAACCATGATCACAAACTGGCCACCGGAGCGTAGCGGAGGTTGGTCGGCGCGCCAGCGCCCAGTTTGTGACATCAATACCGTTATCTAAAAATACCTGGATTGACAAAGTTATGGCTGGCGTCTAGATAGTTATCGTACTCTAATGCCTGACCAAGGTGAGGCATCACGATCCACTTGGTCACTCTTCGGATGAAGGAGTCGAAGTAGGCATTCTTGTACCAGAGACCCGGGACTTGGTTCGTCGTGAAAACGATGGTTCTTGCAACGAAGTTGACTTGACCCCCCTTTGTCTCAACGAGCAAAGGGTATCGATCGCACAACCGTAGCAGTAGGTCGAACGGTAACCATCCGTAGAATTCGTCAACGACGACCGCGTCTTGGTCGCTGTATCCATCCCACCAGTTGGAACGTTGCTTCCAGTACGCATCCGGGAACTTGTCCCGCGCGTATCTTGATTTCCCCGTTCCAGTTGGTCCTTGCACGACGATAACTTCTGTCCGCCAGTCTCTTGGCTTCGACACGAGAAGCCTGTACTTGTCAAGACCTCTAAAGCACGAAACATACACGCTGAAGTCGTGGTCAGCGAGCTCCTTGTCCGGTTTACCTTGCTCGATCATCACCTTCATTTCTGCTAGCGTTTCCTTCCTCGTCTTCGGCTTGGGCACGTTCGCAAGCAAGGATGCGCTTGACTTGTCGTTGGTATGCCATATAATATACTTTGGCAAGTCTTCGGAGTCTTCGTAATTCATGATCGCTTCTAGTAGGTTGTCCGAAGTTGACGTCGCAATCGTCGCTTGTGCATCCGCATCCAAAGTCTTCAAGCAGTACTCGAGGGCCTGGCGACTCGTACCACGTCGGGGCTCTAAATGAGCACGTGGGAGACATTTCTTCAACCATGCCAATGGTTTGTGTCGCTTCAACTCGAGGTACCCCTGGTAATGCTTGGTTCCCTCTTCGCCGACTTCAAGTGCCGCGAAAATGTAGTCCAGCTGGTCCTGCCACTCGTCACCGTCGCCGCTGAAGCTGATCAAATCCGAGAATGACGGATTGTTCACAGTGAAGCACCAATAGCTGCTTTGCCTTGGTGGCATTTTCTGCACTGGACTGTCGTACCATCTGTGACCAATCGATTTGCGGGAGCTCCCGAAGGGAGCTAGTATTACCCGCAAATCGATCGCCGCCGCTCAACCCTAAACCCTTCCGGCGGCTAATATTTCAACATCCAATCAGATGTCTCCAATTAAAATACTCGTATTTCATTGGCTAAAAAATCACTGTCGCAAGTGATGTGCACTGTGATTACTCACATAAATCTAGTACGCGCAGCTGCGAAGCTGCGCTAGTAGGCACCACACATCATTACTCATTCTTCTTTGTGGAACACACATCAAGTGATGGCGTGGAACTGGGGCGGAAACGGTTATCGCTCTCGGCGTAACTATCGCCAGCGGTATCGTCCACGACGGTACGGACGTGGGCGTTATGGAGGTGGTCGCAGTACGTACTACAAGCCTCGCGGCTTTGCTACGTACGCGTACCCAAACCGCAAGAAGCGGAGTTCGCAGAAGTACGGAAGGTTCAAGCACACTGATTTTACCAGTGTGCTTCGAAAGACACCGTTTCTGCTTGGTCAGATCAACCCTTTTGACACCTTGGTAAAAGGTGTCAAGGTTCCTGATGCGAACACAATGAACTCCGATACCGCTACGATCTGTGAATCGTTTCCTTTGTCCATCACTACTGGTGGCAATGTGAAAGCATGGGTCTGTAACGTATGGCCCCGTGGTTGCCTGGTCACATCAACCGAAGGTGTCTCAACCTGGTCATGGACCGCCTCATACGGTGGTAGCAGTGATTATTCGCGTATCTCAGATATCTCTGCATCGTACGCTGCTATCCGTTGTTGTGCTCATGGTGTTCGCCTTTCCTGTACTCTCGCTCCGACGGCGGCGACTGGCTTTGTGCATATGGCCGTTTATGCACCTTCAACTTATGGTGAGGCGACATGGCCTTTCCCAACCTCCATTGGTGCCATGTCCGACCTTCCATGGTATCGTAAGGTGACGCTTGCGTCCCTTACCCAGAACCCTATCACCATCGTCAACAAGTTTTTGGACCAGACCGCCTTCCGATATGAAGAGCCAGATCAAGGATCTGCTGGCTTCGCAAACTCGAATCGTGGCGAATTCCATATTCCACATTCGTGGGGTTCAATCATTATTGCTGTCGAAGGGACACCAGCAGGTGCTTTGTTCTCAGCCGAACAAATCGTTCACTATGAAGCCCTTCCCCTTCAAGGAACAATGAATGCTTCCAGTCCAGCTGCCCCATCTGACCCAGCTCAAATGCAAGCAGCTGGTCATGCATCTGGCACTGTCGACACCACTCATTTTGGATCTGAAGAAACCTCTATCCTCCGAGATGTAGCATCTGCTGTTCAAGATGGATTGTCTCAAGGTATGTCTACCGCTCGAAGCGGTTTTTTGGATTCTATCCGGGAACACGCTGCCGGTATGGCAATTACGGCCGGTACCGCTTTTTCCGGTGCCATGCTCAATAACCAAGGCGGTGGTATCCCCGGTATCAATGATATGGGGCGACTAATGCAATAAAATGTAGGTGTTTCAACGGTTCGTGATGATTCTGGTGGACGTCAAATTTGTGTCTAAAGTGTTTGCAGGTAATTGACACTGCCTTTCGGCCTGAAGAACCACAATCTCCTCCATCGTGGGCTGTAGATCCTGAGACTGAACAGCACGCCAGGCGTTATGCACGTGTAGTTTTGAACGCTCAAGGCCTAACACCCTGGTCTAATGAACGTGATGAGTTGTAAAGTTTTAATCATTGCTTCAACCACTATCGAGATGTATTGCCGATATGGGGTGTAAATGAGTCTCATTCCCCAATCGGCAACATGAAACACTGATCCAGTAGAGGCACTACCGGACGACCATTTCTCGTCTGACATGCATGGTCGAGTCTCACGTGTCCTCCTGGATCAGCGCCTTCGGATCTATGGTGGGACGCGGAGCGTTCTGCTAATTATGGATCCGATGTAAAAGGCTGTTGGGTACAACAGTTGCCCCTGCTTGAGGCTCCACTGCTTATATTGATCGAAGTGACGTTTTGAAAAAAAAGGAACGAAAGATCAATTATTCAAGCTGATGTAGGAGCCATTCTTGCATGAGGGCAAGATCTAGTTGTCTTTCCTCAAGTCTTCCTTTGAGAATACGGATTTCTTCAATTTGGTCATGAATCGTCTCCTGCGACTCACCCAGTAGATCCCGAAGCCGCTCGATCTCACGGAGTTGCCATTCGTGAATGACGATGATCTCTTGCATGGAGAGACGGAGGAATGCGTCCGTCCTGTAGTTGTCTTCGCTGGATCCGGGATTCATGTTGCCGATTGGGGAATGAGACTCATTTACACCCCATATCGGCAA